AAAGTTTATAGAAGACAAAGACATGAAGAATAAACTTGCTCATGAGGTAGCCACAATGGCTGAGACTCATGCACAAGAGTTAGCCAAAGGTCAGCTAGCAATCAACCAAGCAGAAGCTAAACATAAAAGTATATTCGTAGCTGGATGGAGACCCTTTATAGGGTGGACATGTGGTATAGCTTTGTGTTGGCACTTTGTACTTGCACCTGTAACAATGTTTGTATGTGCATATCTATCAGTGGTGATACCAGAGTTACCGACATTTGATATGGGTAGTCTTATGACTGTACTCATGGGTATGTTAGGTCTTGGTGGTCTTAGAACTTATGAAAAGCAGAAGGGATTAACCAAGTGATAAAGTGGTTTCGGAAGTTTAAATCAAAAATTAAATGCCGAATCCATATATTTAGTTTATCAAAAGATTTAAAAGGATTCCAACCTTTTGGAAGACGAGATCGGCTAGTAAAAAAATTAGAGGAACTAAAGCAAACACTTGAGCAACTAAGTTGAGAGGAGAATATGAGTAAACTTATAGAAACACTAAGAAGACACGAAGGAGTAAAGAATACACTCTATAAATGTACTTCAGATAAATGGACAATAGGAGTAGGTAGAAATCTAGAAGATGTAGGTCTCTCAGATGAAGAGATAGATATACTACTACTCAATGATATTGTAAGAACTAAAGAACTTATGGATGATTACATTCCATGGCACAATGACCTTGATGAGGTGAGACAAGAAGCATTGATTAACTTTGTATTTAACGTAGGCATAGGTACTACAATGAAGTTTAAAAATGCTATGGCTGCATTAGAAGAACAAGACTACGATACTGCAGCTATTGAAATGATGGACTCAAATTGGGCAAAGCAAGTAGGAAATAGAGCAATAGAAATTACCGAGATGATTAAGACTGGCGAATACCAAGACTAGCATAAAATACGCCCTTTAAGGGGCAGTCCGTCATTAACTAAAGAGGTAAAATTATGCTAAGAAATAGAAACTATGAAGGTCCAATCATGACCATCGCTCAAGAAATAGATGAAATGAAATACAGACAGAAGGGAGAGACCTTCGATGATAAAATAAAGAGGATAGCAAGAGCATTATCAGATGGAGACGAACATAGATTCGTACTTGAAGATATATTAGGTGAGATGAGATTCCTTCCAGCAGGTAGAGTACAATCTGCAATAGGTTCTAACCGTATTACTACTGCATATAATTGTTTTGTATCAGGAGAAATAGAAGATAGTATGGACTCTATTATGGAAAGAGCAAAAGAAGCTGCAGAGACAATGAGAAAGGGTGGTGGCATAGGCTACGACTTTAGTAAGCTAAGACCTAGAGGAGACCTTATAAAGTCTCTTGATAGTAAGTCTAGTGGACCAATCTCGTTTATGCAAGTCTTTGATGCTGTTTGTCAAACCATAGCCAGCTCTGGACATAGACGAGGAGCACAGATGGGTGTATTAAGAATCGATCATCCTGACGTACTTGACTTTATAAGAGCTAAAAGAAATAATGATAAGCTAACTGGATTTAATATTTCAGTCGGTATCACAGATGCTTTCATGGATGCATTAGAAAATGGAACTGAATATGAGTTAATATTTAATGGTGAAGTCCGTGGTAGTCTTTCAGCCCAAGAGGTATGGGATGAGGTTATGTCGTCTACTTGGGATTGGGCAGAACCTGGAGTTTTATTTATTGATCGTATTAAAGAAATGAATAACCTTTGGTACTGTGAAGAGATATATGCAACGAATCCTTGTGGTGAACAACCTTTGCCAGCTTATGGTGCTTGTTTATTAGGATCATTCAATCTTACTAAGTATATTGAGAAAGAAAAGAAAGGCTATGTATTTAACTTTAAACAATTTAAATCAGATATAAAGCCAGTCGTTCAAGCTATGGATAATGTTGTCGATAGAACTATCTATCCACTCAAGGCTCAAGAAGATGAGGCAAAGAATAAAAGACGTATGGGATTAGGTGTTACTGGTATGGCAAATGCTGGTGAGATGCTTGGTTATCCATATGCTTCAAAAGAATTTATGACATGGGCAGAAAAAATATTCGCATGTCTAAGAGATAACTGCTATAAAGCTTCGGCTATGTTAGCAAAAGAGAAGGGTGCTTTCCCTTTATTTAGAAGGGAATACCTTAAAAGTAATTATATTAGGTCGTTACCAGCTTCCGTACAAAGCCTTATAAGAGAACACGGAATACGTAATAGTCACCTTACATCAATCGCACCTACAGGTACAATTAGTATCATAGGAGATAACGTTAGTGGAGGAATTGAACCTGTTTACAGTCATAAATATGATAGAACTATACAAACATTTGATGGTCCAATCGTTGAAACCGTAGAAGATTATGCCTACTCGCATGGAGTAGAGGGTCGTACTGCGGATAGTATTAGTGTTAATGATCACCTAGAGGTGCTATTGTTAGCTCAACACTATATTGACAGTGCATGTTCAAAAACTTGTAACGTAAGTGGTGATGTGGACTATGATTCATTTAAACAAGTATATGTTAATGCATGGAAAGGTGGGGCGAAAGGATGCACTACGTTCCGTATTGACGGAAAGAGATTCGGAATCTTTAACGAAACCGTGGAAGAAGAAGAGAAGGTATCTAGCGAGACTGAGACAGTGGCTCAAGAAGAAGACAAAGTTGAGGCTTGCTTTATCGACCCAGCGACTGGCATACGAGAGTGTGCTTAGACAAGAACAAAAGGAGAAGTGAATGGCTGACGAATTAATTAATGTTACTGAGGTAGCATCTAAGGGTGTTGTGTTTGACACTCCTCCTGTAGCTCTCGCTCCTAACATTTTTACGGATGCTAGAAATGTTAGATTTAAAGATGGTGCTATCAGAAAAATAGAAGGAGAGTTATTACTTAATAATATAACCGAAGATCTTGTTCCTGCTAACGAAGAATTTGGTCGAGTAAGATACTTTGCAGTATGGGAAAACCCTAATAAACAGCCATTAGGTTGTTACTATATATGGGTAGTTGATTACATCAGAGCAAACGTTACAGTCGGTCAAAAAGTCTATATACAAGATCATACAGGAACTAAAAAAGATATTACGCCTAGCACCTTGAGTGATGGGTTTTCTTTTACAACAAGTGGTTGGCAACATACTCTTTTTTCTGGTGGTTTTGCTTTTATAATTAATAACGGAATTGAAAAACCTCACTACATATTAGATACTGCAGGTAATACAAATATAAATAATATAGTGTTGGCTGAGCTTCCTGGATGGGATAGCTATAATACTAATCAATCTGTAATCAGTGATACTTGGAATACAGGCAACAGTCAAGTATTTGACTTAGGTCAGAAAGTAGATTTTGCATTAAACTCAATTACAGTGGATGTCGCTGGAGCGGCTAGGACTGCAGAAGCAGGAACACCTGCAGGAACTAATACTCCTAATGGTGCTACCTTTGTTCCTGGAGCTTACCCAAACAGTCTACCTTCTGTTAATGCATCTAAGTTTCAGATATACACAGATGCGTCTACCAACACAACGGTTATCTATATCGGAGGTTTGGCAGATGGTAATACAGCCAGTATAAATATTTTATCTAGAAATTTAGTAACAGTAACCTGTGGTGTTATAGAATCCTTTGGTGATCTATTAGTGGCTGGAAACCTTACAGAGAAAGATGGAAGTAATATTGTAAGAAGACTATCTGGAGTTGTGAGAACATCTGATGTTGCAGTTCCAGGTTCTGTTCCTAATAATTGGAATCCGTTTAGTACTGGAGTTAGTACTGCTGATGAATTTACTCTATCGGAAACCAACGTTATTAAAGATATGAAATCCTTACAAAGTAATATGTATATCTATGCTACAGATAGTGTGCATGCCATGCGACTTACAGGTAATCCAAATGCCCCTGTATCCTTCAGCCCTGTCACCGATGAGTATGGGGTATTGACAACTGGAGGCGTAATAGAGTATGATGGTAAGCACTTTATAATTGGAAGTAACGATATCTATGTATTTGCTGGAAATCCAGGAGATATACAATCGTTATCAGATCAAAGAGTAAGACAATATTTTTTTAATAATCTTAATCCTATTTATGAACAACAATTATTCACTCTTTTAAACCATAAAGAAAATGAAATATGGGTTTGCTACCCTACACTTGCCTCTTTAGCTGGTGAATGTGATGAGGCTCTCATATGGAATTACAGAGATAATTCTTGGACTGTAAGAGATTTAGACAGTGTTACAGGTGGAGATGTTGGACCAATCAAAGGCGGAGGCATACCAACGGCAACTATAGCTCTTACAGGTAATTCAGGTAATGCTGGTTATACTAATAGAGGAAAGAAAGAAATACAGGCAGTCACAATCAACGGTGGCACACCAAAGAAGACAGTGGGAACTAAAGCTATTAAAACAGTGGCAGTAGGCACATTCAGTAACTTTACTACAGATACGCTTGAGGTAATAGACCTCACTCTTACAGGAGATAGTGGTCCGAATACAGTTACAGCAAGAAGCACATTGACATTTAATGCAGGCAGTACATTCACCTATGATAGAGATACAAGTACTTATCTAGATGGTGGAGCTAGTGTAGTTATAACTGGAGATAGCAGTATTGGTACAGTAAATCTTCCAGCAACTGCATTGTTAGGAACTAATCAGGCAGAAGGTGCAACTATTAATATGACAATATTAGTGGCGGCAGTTAGAGATTATATCAATAATAACAATGCCTTATCAGATTGGACAGCAACTGCAAGTACAAATGTATTGACATTAACTTCAGATGTTCCAGGACCAAGAGCATTTAGTACTAGTTCATTAGCTATCGGTGGTGGTGCAACAACTAGTATCGCAGTCGCCTCAACGAGAACTGGTGTAGGTATATATGGTATTACCTCAGCACTTAGTCCAGCTATCAGTATGAGAATACAAGCTAGTGCTGTCGGTGGTTTACACGATGCCATTGATGAAACAATAACATTTAGTACTGGAAAAGATAGTCAGGCTTTATTAGCGGCAGAC